CTGAACCTAGTGCGTCTACCAATTTCGCCACCTGGGCAAGGTGCGTTTGAAGCAGAGACGGCGATTATAGCGTGTCGATGAAATGTGTCAAGCGTTTCTCGAAAACCTATCGCGCAAAGGCGGCGGCGGGCGCACAGCTTCGCGCGGACCCCGCGCAATCGCCCGCCAGGCGGCGCGTGGCGCGCAAGACGGGTGTTAGAATCCCCGCAGTAGTACGCTGGCACGGGGCATGGGGTCGTCGCACGGATGATGCGCCATGATCAGCCGCGCGGGCCGCTCCCTAGGCCGCGCGGTCGCCGTCAGTCAGAGAGAGGCAGTCGTATCGCGAGCGCAGTTGCAGTTGAGAAGAGAGCAGCGTCAACACACCCGCCGACGTAAAACGGGCCTTTCGGCCCGCTCCTCAACTATCGACCTAACGCCTAGAACGGCAGCCAACCGAGCTTCGTGCACCGCCTCACCTTCACCAGCGTATCGGTTTCGCAAGACGTCAAGCACTGTTTCGGATTCGCGTCACGCTCGCAAGACGCAAGGCATTGTGCCGAGTCCTGCTGCGCGCGTTGGCTGTCGTCTTTTCCCTGCGCCGCGGCTGCTGCCAGTGCCGTTGCGTCGAGGTATGGCATTCGCGGTAGTAGGTATCGCTTCAGGTGGTCCAACCTACCTTGTGCGTCTGAAGCCATATCTTTGATAGCCCGCTCTGCCTGCGGCGGTTGTGGCGTCCCCGATGGTTGGCCGAATACAGCAACCTGCTCATTGACGATCGGCAGGCAGTATGCGGCTCGAAGGTCTATATCGTTCGGAATCTGCTGTGCGTGCGCGACAGCGCACAATGTGGCGAGCATGGCCGCCGAAATCATTCTTTTCATTCTTCCCCCGGTTACGTTCGCTCGTGCCGACCGCGAGCGGCTCATCGTAGCGCCGCATTGCCTGTATCGCTCATCATTTCCCCCCTTGTGCACGACGCCGTGCCTCAGTCCGGAGGCCGGCACCACCACGATTGCGCATAGCAGACGCCGTCGACGAGCTCGACGCCCGACACGACGAAGCCGTTCGTGCCCATCCAGGCGACTACCGCCTCGTGCAACGGCAGGAGCGGTGCAGCGTCGGCCGCGCCCGTTGAGTGAATGCTCGCAACGCTGGCGGTGCGGTTCAGCACCTCCGAGCGCTGCTGCCCGATGACGAGATCGCAGGGCGCGGCCGCCTGGATCTCGCGCTGTTCGAGTGCCTTGCCGCGGTGGCGCATCGGCGTGATCAGGCGGACGAGCATCGATGTTTTCTCACAAGCTGGCGCTACCTCGTGATCTATGCGGCGATCTCAAAAATTGTCCGACACAAGTTTGATAGCGAACATCGAGTGATACGCTCCCAACGGGTCATGGTGCCTGAAGCCAATGTCATAGTTCACCGCCCAGATCATGCAGTCATCGCCCGTGCTTCGGTTCTTGCCGTTAGGGCGATGCGTCAGCGTGAGCTGCTCGACCGTCACGGATTTCTTTGTTTCCCAGTCTGTAATCTGGAAAGTTGGGTCCTGTTCGACATGCCAGCTAGCACCGTATTTCCTGTCGAGGACGGGCTTGATCTCATCCCAGTTGATCGCATTGAAGGCCACATCAATTTCGGTGATGCGTCCTCCCCGGAACGAGACAAAGACGCTTACTGGAGAGTCATTGTTGCCGACTCCCACGCCAAAGGGGATCGTGCACGAATGACTATCGCAGGCTGGACCTATATCCCATTCTTGGATCTCAGCGGCCGGTAATGTCCCATATTTCTTACTGAGCTCCAATTGCCTATCAAATTGCCATCGCTCGGGATTGATCTTGTAGTTCTTTATCCCTAACGACGCCATCACTGCTGCGGGTGATGTTTTATCCCCCACAGCTATACCTTTGAAGTCACAAGGTGTCTCTGCGGTAGCACATGTCGCAGCGAAAACTAAAAGGTACGGTAATAGTCGGTGCACTGCCTGGTTCATGCGTTTTTTCGTCATGGTTTTTCTATCCGGTCAATTCTTTTTTTAGTCGTGGGACTGCACTGCTCGACGATCAAGTCTGGACGCTCCTACTTCGGGCCTATTTCACGGCGAAGCGCCGCCAGGCGAGGAAGCCATGAAGATCGAGACCCGGAACCTGCGGGTTACTTCGCCGCGCCGCAGAGCATCGCTATGAGACTCGCCGACACGGAGCCGGGTGGCGCAGGCTGTCGTTCAGTGTGGATGAAGGAGTCGATGACGTTGCCGTTCGCGCTGTAGGAGGTCTGAGAGAGGATCGTAATCGCATCCCTGTCGTTGCAGTCGACGGATTCGCGACTGAGATAGGATTTCGCGCCATACGGTTCCTTGTTGAGGGTCTTCACCCATACCGTTTCCACTGAGCCCCGCGATTGCATGCTTTCTGCATCGAACTGAAACGACATTTGGGCCGACTCCCCGAACTTCGTCCAGTCTTCTGCGTGCGCCCCTGACGCGACCAAGAGCAATGCCAAAACCCCGCCTTTTAGATTCATGACTTCCCCCGATTCGATTCTTGAATTCGTGCCGTTTATGGTAGCCGTATGGTAGCGTATTCAGGGTATCCCTCCGGTACGATCGAGCAGGGGAGCGGCAAGGCATGACTGGCAGACTGACCGAACTGAAGGCGGCCAACATCGCCAAGCGCGATGGATTCAGGATCACGGGCTACGTGCTGACGCACGAGGATGGCCGCAAGTGCATCGTCGATATGTCAGCGGTGCGCTGGCTCGACCGCGACGAGTTCTGGCGGTTGATGCACCCTACCCCCCGCAGGCCGGAAGGTCCGGCCTGATGCATACCGCCTCGATGTACGCCTTGATCGCGGCATCGAGGACTGGCAGTGGCACAATATTCACACGAAAACAACCACAAGCGGGGATTGAATGGCGTGCGATCCACAGTCAGGTTGGGTAACTGCGATCCAAATCGGCGCGGCTGCGCTATCCCCGATCATCGCTATAGGGGGCGGCTGGATTGCTTGGCTGCAAGTACGCATAAATCGAAACAAGCTGAAGCTGGATCGGTTCGATAAGCGCTTTGCCGTGCACGAAGCCGCAATGAGTTTTGCCGCCTCCGTTGTCGTCAATGGCGACTTGAGCCTTTCTGCGTTAGACGAATTCTTGGTCAAAACGCGCGGCGCACGATTTCTCGTTAGCAAAGAGGTTGCCGATTATCTGGAAGAGCTGCACTTGAACGCAGTGAAGTTCAGAGCCACGCGGCGCTCACTGGAGAGGGTTTCGATCCCGGATCAAGAGCGAACCGAATACGGTGACCGCCTCGTCGAAATGACAGAGTGGTTCCAAAAGCAACTAGACGTGATCCCGGAGAAGTTCACGCCCTTCCTCTCTGTTGACGACATCTGAAGGCCCTGCAAGGCCCGCAGCTTGTCTATCTCGCGCTGGTCGTCGCCTGCGACGGGGACACCGCCTCGATGTACGCCTTGATCGCGGCGATCAGCGACGCAGCATCGTTGAAGTTACGCGGCTCCAGATCGCCGTTGTGGGCGAGCGTGCACAGGCTGTAGCCCTGGCCGTAGGTCGTCGAGGGGGCCAGCGCCGAGATCATGAAGCGGTCCCATGCCACGTCGATCCAGCGGTGATTCGGCGTGTTCGCGCTCGGGTGCGGGAGCACCGTCACGTCCGGCATGGCCGCCTTCAGCGCGGCCTCGAAGTCATCGGCGGGGGAATTTGCCAACGGCGTTACGGCGCTGGCTTGCCGCACGCGGGCAGGGTCGGTTGGATTGAGCATACGTAAGCCTGCAGGGCAGTGAGCTTGTCTATTTCACGCTGGTCGTCGCCTGCGACGGTGAAAACGCGCTGCGCAACCGCTGGGTCGAGGTCTGCGTAGGCGGCGGGTCCATCATCCACGCTGGCGGCGGAGGCGGCGGCAGGCACGTTACTGGCACGGGCTGTACAGCTGGTGACTGCGACGCGCACCCGCTCAGTGCCAGCAGCGAGAGCAGCAGTGTAACTATGGTTGTCTGCTTCATGGGCCTGCTTCTCCTTCGTGAGTTCATCGTCGAGCGTCGCGATCCGGCCTTCCTGTGCGCGGTGATCGGCCAGCGCCTTCTCGTCGGCCAGCGCGGCAGCGGCGGTGATGCCGTTGATCTCCTTCTCGTACTTCGCCACGTCCGCCGCATGCGCGGCCTTCTCCGTCTCCAGCACGCGGTCGGCGTCAATGCCCCGCGCCCACATGCCGAGCCCCGCGCCGACGATCAGCGCGATCAGGTAGGGGAACAGCTTGTCGAGCAGCACTTCAATCGCGGCCAGCATCATCACTCTCCGTCCGGGATCACGGCGAGGTTGCCCTCGGTCGGCTCGACCGACTGCGCGCAGTGGTCGGTCGGTTTGCCGAAGATCAGGGTGGCAATCCAGCCCAGCACGAGGCACAGGGCGCAGCCCCACATCACGCCATTGGCCCGCGCCTTTCCGGCCCGTGAGCTGATCGTCTCGCGCGGGTCGCCCCCGGCGAGCGCGTTGCCGAGGCAGTCGAGGCAGTACCACCACGAATGGATGTACGTGTAGCCATTGGGCCGGTACACACCGACCCATGCCCGGAGGAAGTTAAACGCGCCAATCGCCACGTTCGAGACGTAGCGCAGGATCACGAGGGCGTGCACGGCGTAGAGGCCGAGCACCATCGCCCAGGCCGCGTGAAGGTCGTTCAGGAACGAGCAGGAAAGCATCGACGAGATCATGGGGCGGCTCCGCAGGTTGGCACGCCCCAGTCCCGGTACTGCGGCTGGTGCCGCCAGATGATCCGCCGAGGGTAGGCGCGGCTGTAGGTGAAGTTCTTTGTGCTCTGTCCGGCGTTGATGTCTTCGGTGTGCCGCCACCAGAGCTGCGGTGTCGACGATTGCCGCTGTGCGCGCCGCACGTACCCGAGCCCGGCGTTGTACGACTTCAGTGCTGCGCCCCACTTCTCGCATGGCGTGGCTCCCTGCACACGGGCATAGAGCCACCCGTCATAGCGCACGAGGGCGCGGATCGCCCAGCGCGGGTTATACGGGTCCGGTGTGCCCAGCTCGGGGTACGTGCGCGAGATCATCTGCGCGGTAGAAGTCATAAACTGAGCGAGCCCCATCCCCCCATCCCATGCGGTCACGCCCGCATCCAATGAGGATTCCTGACGGATCTGGCCGGCAAACATCGGTACGGGGGCCTGCACACCGTAGACGGCCTGCGCCTCGCGGATCAGCGTGGCACGGTACTGCAGCGCCGGGTCGGCAGCGCAGGCACTGGTACAGACAAGGAGGAGGGCGGCGGCCTTCACAGGCCCATGGAGACGGCGATCATCGCAGCGGCCATCACGACTGCGCGGCGCAGCTGTTCGCTCACCGTCACGATCCCGGCAATGCGCGAGAACGCGCGGCGGTCAATCCAGTAACCGGCGTAAGCGGCGAGCGTCACGTTGCCCAGTTTCCAGAGGACCACCTGCGCCTGCGGGGCGACATCGAGGTTGCGCAGCAGGATGCACGCGGCGTAGAGGACGGCTGCCATCAGCAGCCACTCGATCATGCGGGCGTAGTCTTTCATCAGAACCCCAGCTTGTGCAGGATGCCGCTGCTGCCCGCGCCGTACACGGCGACCACCACGAGGATGCGGATCAGCCACGTCGAGAACAGGGACAGCACGCCCCGGCCCACATTGGACTGGAAGCGCGCAAGGGCGCGGGCCTCCAGCTGGTCAACGATCGCGTCGATGTCAGCGGGTGTGAGCTTGCGTTCCGAGCTTGTTCCGGTCATGTCGGCTGCCCCCGTGTCAGGCGTCAAGCAGGATGTCTTGCGCCACAGCTGCAATAAGGTCGCGCTCGTCGAGACTCCGGTGTGCGGTCCAGCTGTCAACCGAGGTGCGGAGTCGGCGTTCGGTTGCCGGGACGCAGAGCGTTCTGTCGATGGCCGATATTGTAAAGGAGTACTAATGAGCGTAGGTGTGAAAGTGCACGGGGAGGCCGCCGCTGTTGTCGTGCGTGGGCCACGTAAAGCCTGCCGTGACTGACACCTGCACGCCAGTGAGTGCGACGGTGCGGGAGGTAGCGCCGAACGACCCGGCATGGCCCACGAGCGGGGGCAGCGGGTTGCCGCTGGGGTTGACCGCCGGGACCGCGTGGCCCAGCGCGAGCGACGCGGTGAGGCCCGAGATCTGCCGGGTGAGTCGAGGTGCCAGTGTACCGGCGGCGGCCTGTGCGGACACCCCTGGCGTCGGGTGGGTAAGGCCACTCGTTGCGGAGCCAACGGATGCCGCCGAGCGGGTGCCCGTGAGTGCGAGCGTGATTGCGGCCTTCGGTGCGCCCGTTGCGTGACCCGCCGCCACGGCGGTGAGATAGCCACGCACGGCGACGGCGAGCTGGCCCGTGCTGCCGGTGAGCTGGTCCGCCGTGAGGTGGACGGCCTTGTCGCTGGTGTTGCCCGCGATGGTGCCCGACAGGCCATGCAGCGCCGCGCCCGAAGGGGCGAGCGTGATCCGTGCGGCGACAGCGCCGACACTGCCCGCCAGTGCGTTGCCCGTGAGCTTGAGCGAGATCTTCGCAGCCAGCGGGGCGAGGGCCGTGGTCGAGACCACCCCCACGAGCGTGCCGGCAGCGCTCCCTTTACCGCCGCCCTGGTGCTTCGGCTTGATCGCGCCGAGGGAGCTGGTGGCCTGCAGCCCGGTGAGCGCGAACGACGGGCGGTACGCGACGTTGCCGGTCTGCGTGGTGGCCTTGTTGCCGGTGAGGGCCAGCGTACGCTTCGTGCAGAGGGTGCCCACGCCTGCCGTGAGCGCATTGCCATGTAGTACCGGCGACGCGAGGATGCGGCCCGTCTGCGTGATCGAGGCCACGCCCGACAGCTTGAGTGTGACGGTGCGGTTGATCAGGCCGAGGGCGACGTACGTCACCACACCGCGCAGCTTCTGCGTGGGCGTGAGCCTGCCCACCGCGCCGGTTGCCTGGTTGCCGGTGAGAGCCGGGGCGATCTTCGCCTTGAGCGTACCGGGTTGCAGCGTGGCGGCGACGCCGCCGTGCTTCGGCGCGTCCCGCTCGGAGAGGCTGCCCACCGTGCCGGTGGCGCTGGTGCCCGTGATCGCGACATGTACCTGAACGGGCTGGAAGCCGAAGGCGAAGTTAACCGCGTTCTGCGCCGGGGGCGTGTAGCCCGTCTGCGTGAAGCTGAAGTTGACGGCGTTACTGAGCGGGGGCGTGTAGGCCATCGTCGCCCCTATGCCGGGATCACGCGGTCAAATGCAATCGCCTGATAGGTGACGGGGTCGTACGCGATGACCGTCACCGCCTGCCAGTTCGCGCCGCAGTTGATCGAGTAGGTGCCGTTCGCTGCAGTGATCGCCGTGCCGATCAGCTCGTGCGTGGCTTCCGCATAGGCGACCACGATCAGGCCACCCGTAGGTGTGCCGGTGACCGTGACGAGTCCCGAGACCGTGCGCGGCCCCGGCGTGGGGGCCTTGAGCAGGCCGCTCGCCTGCCCCACCGGCACGGACGAGATCTGCCGTCCGAGCGAGCCGCTGGCCTTGTTGCCATTGATCGACAGCGCGCCGCGATTCGCATGCACCAGCAGCACCGTGTTGGCGTCCGGCGTGTACGGCGACGACGGCGGGGTGAACGCGCCACCGAAGCGCGCGATGTTGCTGATCCGCATCTCGTCGATATAGCCGGGCACGGACGACGTGCCCACGTCACCGAGAAACACGGTCGCCGTGCTGGCGAACCATGTCGAGGTGTCCGTGGTTGAGGCGAGCACCGCGCCATTCGCATACAGGCGCACGACGCCCGAGGCATCCCGGTCGGCAGCGATGTGGGCGAAACTGTTCAGCGTCGGCGTATAGGCGGCGTTGATGTTCGAGGCGGTCGTCCCTGTGCCGGTGCCCCACTGGAACCCCAGCGCCCCGGTGTTGAACATGCCGAGCCACCAGCCGAGGTTGGCGTTGTTCGTCTGCCACTGGCACAGGATCGCTTCGTAGTTCGTCGCGACATGTGAAGTCCAGTCGACCCACGCTTCGACCGTGAACTGGCCCGAGCCGGGATTGAATTCGGTGCCGCTCGCGATCGTCGCCTGGCTGGTGCTGCCCCACACGGTCTTCAGCGACCCGCCACCGAACTTCGCCTGCGTGGGGTCCGCATAGGCCCCGTTGCAGGTGATCTGGTGTACGTAGGATGACGAATCGTAAACGCCGAACGTCATGGTTTAGCTCCACGTGTTCGACGTTTCGAGGATCACCTGGCCGCCGACCGCCGCGCCCGCGTTGTTATAGAAGTAGTAGATATTGGCGAAGATGTTGAGCGCCATGAACGACTTCCCGGCCAGCGGCCCGGTGCCCGTGAAGGTATCGCCATGCCCGCACGGCTGGCAATGCAGCGGACACCAGATGCCCTTCAGGTAGCCGCGCACGGCGCTCTGAAGCGCGATCCAGACCGGGGCCATTTCCAGTGCGCCATCCGGGCCGTTCGGGTATTGCAGCTGCGAGGTGGTGGTGCCCATGATCGTGCCGTTCATGCCGCTCGCATTCAGGTTCCCGGCCATCAGCGACGAGTGCTTGCCGAACGGCTGGGAGCCGCCCACCCCGGTGTGCAGCCGGTCGAGCCAGTGCCCGCTCCAGACCGAGTTCGACGCATTGCCCGGCAGGTTGGTCGCGGTCTGCGTCAGCATGGCGAACGATTCGGCCTGCACGCCGCCATTCTCCTGCTGCCGACCGATGATCGCGGTGTTCCACGTGTCGCCCGACTTGTAACTGAAGAAGTCGCCGAACATGAACGAGCACGAGTATGACGGGTTCACCAGGTCGCCGGTATCGACGAACAGGTAGAAACACGTGCTGTCGGCAAGCAGATACCACGGGCGGGCGGTCGCATCCGCCGTCGAGGATTTGCGGCACACAGCGCCGAAACTGGACTGTGCGACGGTCGGGAACGCCTGCGTGCCGGTACTCAGCGCGGTCATCGTCTCGTAGCCGCGCATCCGCGCTTCGCGGAACGAGCCACCGCCGGGGCCGTTGTCCACCACGTCGAGGTAGTAGCCGTTGCTGCCCGCGCCCTGCTTGTAGCTGCGCAGGCTGGTGCCCGTGTAGGCGATCGTCCACCCGGCGGCGGCCTGCGACCCGTAGCCGTTGACCAGACAGGCGTCCAGCAGCGTGCACAGCGAGCCGGTCGCGCCGGTCAGCACCGGAGCCGAGGCATCCGTCGACTTGTAGAGAACGACACCAATACGGACTCCTGATTAAGCGAGACGAAGCAAAGCGTTGTTCGAATCGTTGCTCGGCATCGTCAGCGTCAAGGTGCCCGCCGTAATGGTCTGCGCCCCGAACGTATGCACGCTGACGGCATTCTTGCCTGCCGCCGTGTTGTTGTAGATCAGCACGGCATCGAAGGCGGTCGACAGCGTGACGTTGTTGAACACGATGTTGGCCGAGGGTGTCACATAGGCGACGCCGTTGGCATTGGCCGGAGGCGTGCCGAACGTCACCGCGACGCCGCCTGCCGTGTAGCCCGTGCCCGAGACTTCGCCCGTCGCGCTGTACGCAGTCGTGCCGGCGCCCAGGCCCTGGTTGGTCGTGTACAGGGCCGCGTTGAAGGTGTCCTGCGCGCGGTACGATGCCGAGAAGGCATGCACCCCGTTTAGTAAGTCCTGCTTAAAAGAAGTTGCCATACTTTGGGCGTTAGCCGTCATGGTCGGTTCTCCTGGATGTGTTAGCCGATCGAAGCGGCCATCGCGTCGCCGATGATCGCCTTCTTGAGGTGGACGTGTGCGCTACGGTGCACGATGGTGTCGGTGCCCTTCAGGCGGTACTCGACCCACGTGGCGATTTCGTTGTCATCCTCGTGGCCACCGACGCGGCGGTCCAGCTCGCTCTCGTCGCGCTCGGCCATCTGGCCATCAATCAGAACGGGGATCATCGTTATTTGCCCGGCCCCTTCGCCATGCCCTTGCCCAGCACACGGTCGGCCTTGGCGTCGATACTCGCTTCCTGCGACTTCGACATGCGTCCGGCCTTCACTGCCTGCGCGGCGCGACTTTTGGCGTTCGCTGCGTGACTGCGGTCATTGACCGGATACGAGCGGTTCGGCCCGGCGAACTCGCTGCTGGGCAGCGCCTTGCGCGCCTTGGTGGTGAGCGTGCTCACTGGCGCACCTCGCATGGCGTCACGGTGATGCTGCCGATCGAGCTGGCGTAGTAGGCGCTGCCGGTGCTCTGCACGAGCAGCTGGCCGTTCGGCGGAATCGGCAGGAGCGGCGTGGCGGGCACGGCAGCCGTCGCGGCGAACGCGAAGTCGGACCACGTGGCGGCACTGTTGCTCACGAGCACATGCGAGGACGGCGCAGCGACGGCGACTGTTGCGCCTGCGCCAACCGTGACGGACGGGCCGGTCTGTCGGATGGGATACATGACTTCTCCTTATTCGATGGTGAGGGTGCCCTGCGCGAGCTGCGTGACGTTGCCGCTCGCGTCGGTCGCATCGAGGCGGTAGTAGCCCGTCGTCCACGGCAGGCTCGCCGTCTGCAGCGTCGGCGTGATGGTCATCAGCGTCATGTCGAGCGCAATGCCACCCGTATTGCTGGAGAGCGTCACCAGCGGCGGGTTGGTATCGTTGGGGTCGCCCCAGATCGTCAGCGTCACGATCATGCCCGCGACCAGGCCAGGCTTCGGGTAGACGAGAAAGCCGCCCGAGGTCCAGGGCGTGAAGCCAGCGCTGCTCACCGCGTTGAGCTGCACCGTGTCGGGGTCGATCGCGTGGCCCTTCTGCCAGTCGGAACCGGCAGGCGGGTAGCGCTCGGCGTTGATCTGCGTCATGCCCTGCGCGCCGACCACGGCGCACGGCCAGCCATCCGGCATGGCATGCCCGGGGGCGGTGATCGTCACGGGGGCGGCCTGCGAGATGCCCGTGATGGGCACGCTCACGTAGGTGTCCGTGCTCCAGGGGATCGTCGGGTGCCACGTCTCGCCAGCGGCGACGCAGAAGTTCTGAACGTTGCACGTCATCGACGCCCCCACGGTTCGGACTGCCAATTGGTTTGCGGATTATACATTTACTGCCCCTGTGGCATGGCGAAGTAACCCTCGTTGGCGAGCCATGGCATGCGACGGCGCGGCATCACGACACCCGTGCCGTTGGCCCCTGCCATCGCGTACGACGTGGCCTTGTCCCGCAGCATGCCGCTAATGTCGGGCGGCTGGGTCCACGGGTTCTGCATGAAGAAGTTCAGCTCCTCCTTCACCGCCTTCTGCATGGCGTCGGGTGATGCCCCCGGCTGCACGGCCTTCCACAGGTGATCGTCGATGACTTCCTTGCGGATGCGCATCAGGTCATTGGTTGCGCTCACATCCTGCTGCAGCTCGCTGTGCGTCGCCTGATCCGCCGAACGGAAGCCGATGCCCTGCATCATGATGTTCCAGCCGTTCGGCTGCCGCTCCATGTTGATACGGTTGCCGGTGCTGTCGGTGTACCCGCCGGGGCCGAGGATGCCTGCTTCCTCCGCAGCCTTGTACGGGCTCTTGAGCGCGGGCGGCAGCATCATCTCGATGCCCTTCACGAGGTAGCCGTGGCTGATCTTGTGGAAGCCCGAGCCGATGTCGATCAGGCCGTTGATGGCCGGACCCAGCAGCTGCTGCGACTGCGACTCGACGCGGTCATTCCAGTCGCGGCGGTCGGCCAGGAACTCGCTGCCCGGGAACAGGTTCTGCAGGCCGAAGTTCGAGGTGTCGACGTTCACGAGCGAGCCGATGCCATGCGAGGCCACGTCGCCCCACTTCTGCCCGAGCAGATGCGCGAGGCCGTTGCGCGCCTCGATGCGGATGTCAGTCGGGTGATCGTCATCGCTCTTGAGCCAGTTGTACACGCCCGCCAGCGCGTTGACGAAGGGCAGGCCGAGCGCGCCGGCAAACACCGTGGTGGTCGCCATGAGTGCACCCAGTTCCTTCTTTGCTTCGCGCGAGCGGCGCTGCACGTCGGCGAGCCCGGCCTGATCGCCGTGATCCGCCAGCCACTTCTTCGCCTCGCCGCTGAAGTAACCATCGAGCGTGGCGCGGGCGATCTGCTGCGTCGCCTGGAAGTTGTAGTTCTGGAACATCGTGATGAGCGGCGCGGTCGGCCCGAGCGGGCCGTGCTTGGAGAGCAGGCGCGCAGTGTTGGTCGGAGCGAAGTCGTCCATCACGTACTTGACGGCGCGGGCCGCATGCTCGACCGCCATCTGGTGGATCTGGTCCGTCGACATGCCCTGGTTCTCGGGACGGCCCGGCAGATCCGCCATCGCCATCCGGTAGGTGGCGAGGCCCGTGATGATACGGTTACTCATCTCGGTGAACTGTGGGAACATCGACATGAGGCGGGTGATGTCCTGCTTGAGCTGGCTGCCGCCCGTCGCCATGCGCGCGAGCTGCCGCGACTGGCCGAGGTCGTAGACGCCACGATCCGCCATCTGCTGCATGAAGTCTTCCTCACGCGGCTTCAGGCCGATGCCCCTGAACATCATCCCCGTGTCGAGCACACCACGCAGGCCACCTTCACGATAGCCCGAGGCGATCGTGTTCGTGATGACCTTCAGCGCATCCTTCGTGGCCAGCGGCAGGCCCTGCGTGATCGTGCGTGCAAAGCCGAACTTGCTGCCGATATACGGCACGCCGCGCATCCACGGCTGCGACATCGTACGCAGCATGAAGGCGATGTTGCCCGCGAGGTAGTAGCTGTGCCCGAGCGAGCTGGCCTGATTGATGAGATCGTTGTCGAGCCGCTTCATGCTGTCGGCGTGACGGCGCATCACCTCGTCATAGGCGATCTTCGCGCGCATCTTCGCGTCATCGCTGCCGCTGATCGAGAGCTGGCGCTGCGCATCGAGCATGCCCTTCTGCGCGTCCGCGTAGGCGCGGGCCGTATAGAGGTTCGACAGATCCTGCACGGAGCCGGACATGCGGCGCGCGAACGAGCCCACATAGTCACCGTCATAGCCCGCCACCCCGCGACGTTCCATCCGCGCGCTGCGGGCGGACGTTTCCGGCAGCAGCTGCAGCACCGAGCGCGTGATGATCGCCTTGTACTGGGCCTTCTGCGCGTCGGTCATGCTGGTGTCGTGCTCGTACACATCCTGGATGTTCGCGAGCAGCTGGCGCAGGGCAGGGGAGACGCCCTGAACGTTGACCAGGTGGCTCTCCATCATCGGCCCGGCACCCGAGCGTGCCAGATCGAGGCTGTCACCCGCTGCGGCCTTGATGCGCCGGAGCACGCCAGTCGCCTCATCGAGCGTCTTGAAGCGGAAGAACGCATGGCCGCCGTTCGCGAGGTTGTCGACGACCTTGTTGGTGCCCGCGAGCGCCTGCTGGACCCGCGCCTCGGTGGCCGCGTCCATGTTGTTGAAGTGCGCATTGACGAAGAAGTCGCCATCGCGCCCGAGCGAGAAGTACGGGTTGTTGTACTGGGGCCGGTATGCCTGCTCTAGCTCGGCCAGCGCCGAACGCAGATCCGAACCACGGGGCAGGGCGCGGGCTGCGCGGAACACGTGGTCGAGGTTCTGTGCGAGCATCGCCGAAGCCCCGTCATAGTGACGCGCGGTGTCGGTGTTGCGGGCATTGCGCAGCTCGGGTGCCATGATGTTCAGCCCCGGCGCGTGGGCGGCTGCGAGATCGCTTTCGAGCCGCCCGTTAGCCACGCGTGCCTCCAGACGGTCGCGGCCCGGCGCATTCGGGGCCATGCTGGCGAGCTGCGTTTCCAGCGTGCGGTTCAGCCCGGCGTGGGTCTCCAGTGCGGCCTGTACGCCCAGTGCGAAGCGCTGCACGAGATCCTTGCGGTAGAACCGCTCGCCTTCCTCCAGTGCCCGCGCGAGCTGCGGATACTGGCCGCGCAGCTGCGTGAACTCGCGGTGGATGCCATCGATGGCGTCCTTGTGCCGCACGTCGATGTTGCGCCCCGCCGCGACGTTGTCGCGGTAGTTCTTGCGGAAGTCGGACTCCAGGATCGAGCTTTGGCCGCCGATCTTCATCATCTGCAGGCTGACCGCCTCGCGGTTCCTCTCGGGCACCTGACGCAGCTGCTTCTGCACGCGGTCGGCGTACATATTGGCCTCGCCTTCGAGGCGACGCGCGACGATGTTGCGCACATCGTCCAGCTCCGCGTGACGGTCGAGGGCGCGCGAGAAGCCGGAATGCACCAGCTCGGGCACCGCACGCATGCGGTCGGCGATGTACTGCTTCGTGACGGTCGAGGCCATCGCGCGCATCTTCGCCCAGTTCATCCTGTTCCATAACTGGCCCGACCTGTGGACGGGCGAATCGTACGACCGCACGCAGTGGGACGAGAGCGTGCACGACGGCGACGTGATCGTGTGCGACATGGGCAGGACGGTCGCCATCCTGGTGCAGGCGTGGCCGACCGTGGTGTTCGGCGAGCGCGGCGAGTTTCACGAGCTGGCCCGTCACACCTCGTGGGCGACGCTCGATGACGGCAGGTATGCGGGCTCGTATGACGTGGCCCGCTCGGTGGCAGTGGAGAACGGCCTGATCGACGCATACGACCTGTAACACCCCGGACATTCCAAGGCCGTCTTGGAATGTCAACCATTAGTAGTGCAAACTTGCCAGAAGGAGAAGGACCATGGAATCGGATTCGCTGCATGTGTACAACTGGCGCGACCTGCAACAGTTCGGCATCGGGATTCTGACCGGTGAGAGCTGCGCGTTCTCGATGCGCCTGCTGTGTGACGTGAGTGCGAAGGGCCGCACGCTGGTGCTCGACTATCTCGGGCTGCCGTTTGACACGCAGCTCGCGCGCAACTGGAACGGTCACGTGGGCGAGGAGCAGGCGGTGGGCAGCGTGATGCTGCACCGGGACAGCCTGAAGCAGATCGCCGAGTTCGCGATGTTCGCCATGGGTGTGCTCGCCTGTGTCTACACGCGGGGCGGTGAGGTGATGGGCATCTTCGACGTGGACCTGCTCACGGCCTACGAGAACATGATCTCCGCCGCGCCCGATGACCACTGGGATCTGCGGCGCAACTACCGCTGCCCGGGACAGCCGAGCGTGGGCTCGCGCAACGTGCATGCAATGACAGGCCGCAGTGAGTGAGGAGGTGTGTGATGACTGAGCGACGGATCTACGTGGCCTGTCTCGCCTCGTACAACGCGGGTATCCTGCACGGCGAGTGGATCGACACCGAGGGCATGGATGCGGATGAACTGAGCGAGGAGGTGCGGGACAAGGTGCTGCTCACGAGCCCGTGCCCGAACGTGGTGGTGGACTGCCCGGACTGTGAGGGCGAGGGCCAGGTGTATAGCGAGGAGCAGTTCGAGCAGTACATGGTCAAGGTGCTGGTGGCCTGCGATCGGTGCCACGGCAAGGGCAAGCTGCGCAGCGCCGAGGAGTACGCGATCCACGACCACGAGGGCTTTCCCGATGGGGCGGTCGGCGAGTACACGCCGCTCTCCGAGATCGCCGCGTTCGAGGAGAAGCTGGGCGAGCTGCGTGATGGCGAGGTCGACGCGTTCTATGCGTTCCTCAGTGCGTTCAGCATCAACCTGGGGGATGCGGACATCGAGCGCTTCCGTGAGGCGTACTACGGCTACCACAAGAGCGGCGAGGACTTCGCCGAGGAGTACGCGGAGGACTGCGGCGACCTCACCAAGGATTGCTGGCTCCTGAACTACATCGACTGGGAGCGTGTGTGGCGGGACATGGACTTCGTGATCGAGGACGGGCACGTGTTCCGCAGTGACTGGTAAGCAGCGGGCCGGACATCGCAAGACGGTCATGCGATGTCAGCTTAGGTGTACTACGTGACAGAAGGAGATGGCCATGATCTGTGACGGTGAGGTGATCGAGAAGCACGGCTACACGTTCCGCGTGAACTTCGAGCAGGACGATGACCAGGGGCCTCCGTGGGAGAACGAGGACGGGCACGGCCCGGTGAGTGACTGGGAGGAGCGCGGCAAGCGGCCCGGCGAGTGGGTGCTGAACAAGGAGTACGGCAGCAAGCGCTTCTATGACGCCGCCGACGCGATGCGCATCGCGAAGCGGGATGGCTGGGGCCTGAGCGACGAGGCGAAGGGCGCGCTGCTGGCGTACCTGATCCGGCACAACCCGAAGCGCGGCACGGGGCCACTCACGCCCGGCGAGATCCGCGCCGAGGCGGTGGCGCGGGACTTCGATTTCCTGCGGCGCTGGTGTCAGGACGACTGGCATTACTGCGGCGTGATCGTCACGCACATCCCGGACCCGGACGAGGACCGGGCCGTGGCGACCGACTACACGCACGCGCTGTGGGGCATCGAGGACGACCAGTACGAGTACCTGGAGCAGGTGGCGCACGACCTGATCGACGAGTGCCTGCATGAGCTGGAGCGGGCCGACCTGGGCCTGCGCTTCGATTGAGGAGGGGACATGAAGCACACAAGTGGTTACGAGGACGAGCCGAGGCGCACTGCGTTCGAGGCGGGATACCGGGGCTACCAGCGTGGCAAGCACGTGAACCCCCACCCGCCCGTGACGCGGCTCTACCACGCCTGGCACAACGGGTGGATGTACGCCGCCCGACTGGCGAAGGAGCGAGGTCATGAGGCTGAGTGAGGTGAGCCGCGCCTATGGCGCACCGATGGGTCGGCCCGAGCACTACCGCCCCGACCGCAAGAAGCCGATCCGCCTGATCGTGCACCACTGCCCGTTCGTCGATGGTGACTATGACGAGGGCGGGGCGTACTGGGGCGCCGGCACGCCGCTGTGGCGCGCGGTCGAGATCGAGGGTGACACCGAGTTCTTTGTGCGCGCAACCGACTGGCACGACGCACATGACCAGGTGTATGCGCAGTACCCGAACGCCGAGATCGTCGACACGCCACGCGAGCGCTGGTTCGAGGAGTTCGTGATGGCCTACATCGAGTGCGCGCTGTGGTCGAGCACGCAGCTCAACTGTGATGACAACCTCGAAGGCGAACTGCTCGCGCCGTGCACCGAGACGCAGATGCGCGAGGACTGCAAGGACTTCGTGGAGGCGAACGAGCTGGTGCTGGTGGATGCGATGCGCCGTGAGGGCTACGACGCCGAGTATGCGGGCCATGACTTCTGGCTCACGCGCAATCACCACGGCGCGGGCTACTGGGACCGGGGACTGGGTGCGGTGGGCCGCAAGCTCACCGAGGCCGCGCATGTGTATGGCGAGGCGAGCCTGTACCTGGGTGATGACGGGCTGGTCTATCAGGGCTGACCCGTAACTTGATGGAAGGAGAAGGCAATGAGCTTGCGTGTTAATTAGTATGCCTTACGGGTGCACCACGACGCCGGGGCGCTGACGATCACCACGGCGGCATCGAGCGAGGCGGAGGCGCGACGCATCGTGATGCAGGCCGAGCGCTGCCCCGAGCGCTCGATCGTGTCGGTGCGCATGGTGCGCTCGCTGTATCCGCAGCTGGCCGAGCTGAACGAGGAGGAGCGCACGGCGCTGCTGGCGTTCGCCGCCGAGCACGGGCGCTGCTGGAAATCAAAGCTGCTGCTGGGCTGGGAGCACGCGGCCTACCCCGGGCCGCTTCAGGCGATCCGCAACAACTTCGGGCCGGGCTGGCTGCGACGCCTGCGCCTGCCCAAGCCGGGACAGTAGTTCGCGCGAGCAAGCGTAGCCGGACATTCCAAGACGGTCTTGGGATGTCCACCCTCAACGTGATGGAAGGAGCATGAGATGGGATACAGACTGCTGACCGAATGCGGGGGCATGCTGCCCGCGACATTCGTATCGCTCAGGGGCAGCACGGCCACCTTCAGGGTCGTGGACTGCCCGGGATGCGGGCACGAGCACACCCTGAAGCGCCGGGCAGGCGCGGGCTGCATGCGCACCAACACGAGCGCCGAGCCGCGCGTGCGCTATCAGGTGGTCCGGGGCAATACGCCGACCGGCTACGCCCTCTGGCTGCCGTACTCGATGATCGATCACGGCAAGAAGTGGCTGGAACTGGGGACGTACCGCTGCCGCCTGCTGCACCAGGCGCAGGCGATCGTCGGCGATGACATGCCCGACAGCTGGTTTATCGATCTATCACTGGATGTGGAGGAGAGCAAAGATGGCACTGATCTGTCACTGGAGGAGCGCCACGGCGGCGTGGGGGAGTGCTGACATGGGACAACGCAAACGTGGGCAGGGTGTCTTCCTGACGGCATGGGAGTGCGTGGATCTGATCCGGCCGGCAGAGGACTTGCTGGACGAGGCGAAGCGCGGCCAGCAGTACGCTGACCGGCACGGCCTCCAGGAAGATCATGGCGTCGATGAGTTTCAGGCGCTGGTCGACAAGCTGCGCGAAGGCGCGGGGAGAAACTGACATGAACACCATCACCGCATATCTGATCGACCCGTTCGTGGAGACCATCATGAAGGTCGAGCACGACCCGAAGAACTACAAGGAGATCTACACGCTGATCTCCCGCCCCGAGCTGAAGGTCGATGCGTTCGACTGCGCGCGGGTGTACGGCCCCGAGTACCCGAAGGGCCACATGGATGACTGCGTGTACGTCGATGACGAGGGCCTGATTAACTGGGGCGACAAGGACCAGCAGTTCTTCATGCTCCAGGTCGCGCCCGGCCAGTGGCAGCCGCTGGCAGGTAAGGGTTTATGGGTCGGCACCGATGACGCGGGGAACACGTGCGCGCCGTCCGTGTCGTTCGTGGACGTGCCCAGCTACGTGCAGTTCATCACGCAGTTCGAGCTGCTGAACCTGGTGATGCAGCACGGCGACGAGAGGGAGTGAATCATGGCATCGACCAAGGTGACAGCCGTGCTCGAAGACGAGAGCGGCCTGCAGGTGCTGCGTGCATACAGGGACGCAGGCTATGGCTTCTGGCTCGTGGCCACGCCCGAGGACTTCGCCGAAACCATGCAGTTCATGGTGATGCAGGACGGCAACGAGGAGCGCGTGTGGCTTGAGCTGCACTCGAACGGCACGTGGCAGGTATCGACGGTGGTGCGAGTCGATAACGACCGGAGTAGGAATGACGGAGGGTATGAATCATGAGTGACAGGACACCCATGCTGTTCACCGACGCCGAGCTGGAGATGCTGATCGAGGCGCTGACGGCCCATCACGAGCACAAGGTCCAAGCCTTCGAACTGGGGCAGGAAAGTTATGCGCTGCTCCAGCGCATCGAGGCCGCTTACAACGATCTGCGGCACCAGCAGTGGATCATCGTGGTGGGCGACCCGATAGATGGTTTTACTTTTGACGGGCCGTTCGAGACGCACGATGAGGCGCTGCAGCTGGCCGAGACGGGCCGCAGCTACACCGGCACCTGGTGGATCGCCCCGCTGGACGGGAGCGGGAAGCTGTAAAGCAAAGGAGGTCGGTGTGAGTACCCACCGACCTTCAGGAAATCTTTAAGTAAATCTTTACACCTCGCTAGCGCCACGAGGTCTATAGTTACTTTCGCCGGGTAGGCGCATCGGCATAAAAACGTTGTGAAGGAGAACAAATTGCGCCACCCATATTTCCGGGGGAACGCCGTTACCCGTCTTAAGGAGCAGGGGGAAATGCCATTGAGCCGTATCCGTTGGGATGACCACGAGAAGCTGATGGTCGCCCACGAATCATTCCGCATACTCTCCAAGAACAAGGGCCTCTCCGAGATGCAGGCCATCAAGCAGGCACAGGCGAAGGTCATCCACCCCGACCGGCAACGCCCGCTCGACAAGGTGGACTTCAGCAAGAAGTTCAAGCCGTGGATCGCCCCGATGTGGGATCAGATCGGGGCCGAGCGCAACGCGCATGCGCGCAAGCGTGCCGAGGCCCTGTTCGAAAATATCGAGCAGCCCGAAGCAATTCAGGCAGCTGCTGCACACATCGACGAGCCGCACCCGGTGCCCACGTCCGAGCCGGAGATCACGCCGGCCGCACCCGTCGCTGACATCCCTGCCGAACCGCAGCGCGAGCAGCCGCGCCGCACCGTGGTGCACTGGACCGAGGACGAGAAGCTGACGCTCGCGCGCAGTGTGTATCGCCGCATGGAAGCGGGCGACGTCGAGCGGTTGGATGCACTGCGCCAGGCGATCGAGATGGAGCTGCCCCAGGAGCGCCAGCGGGTCATCCACACGTGGTCGGCAGTCGAGGGCTGGCTGGACCATCTGCTGAAGCTCGTGCGCGCCGATGATCTGAAGGCGAAGTGGGAAGCCGAGCAGGCCCGTGAGCAGGCCGAGCGCGCGGAGCAGGAGCGCCTCGCGGCCCTGCTCGCCGAGCAGCAGCGCACCGTCGAGGAGGCGCAGGCCCGCGAGGCGGAGATCGCCCGGCGGGTGGCCGAGCACGTGCAGAACCTGTCGTTCGATGCACTCGTCAAGGGATTCGCCAGCAGGCTCGCCCGCGACACGATGACGGCGATGCGCGATGAATTTCGCAGCATGATGGGTGACGAGGTGCTGGACGTACTGACGACGCCCGACGCGCCCGCGACCGGGACAGTAGTGCCGCCCGCCAGTGAGCCCGAGCCTGCCAGCGATGCGCCGCCGCTGCCGAGGATCATGATCGTGGGCCTGTATCCGCGCCAGGAGGCGGACATCGAGGTGGCGTACCGGGGCGTGTTCGACCTCGTGTTCATCGAGAACAGCAAGCAGGGTGGCAGCGGGGCCGGGGCGAACGGCATGATGGCGAAGGCCGATGGCTGCCGTTGTGTAATCGGCATGACAGACAGCATGGGGCTCGACGTACTACACAAGTCGAAGCACCTGCGCAGGCCATTCGTGAAGATCGCCGGGTCGGTGTCGAACCTGAAGCGCTGGCTCACCGCGTACCACGAGGGCCACATCGAGCTGCCGGGGGTGGAATCATGATCAAGGCACGAGCGGGCGAGCTGGTCATCATCGGCCTCTCGCGCAAGAACATCGAGAAGCTGCAGGAGGGCCTGCCGATCTACTTCGACGGCAAGGAAGTCCACCTGGACGGCTGCAAGTTCCTCATCACCTTCGGCGAGACCGAGCACGCGATCATCGAGGATCTGAACAAGAGCATGGCCCCGCCGAAACACTGAGAGCGCGCGGGACTTGGGAGAATTAGCATGAATGGCAAACAGATCGCCGACATGCTCGGCGAGATCCGCGATCGTACCGTCCGTATGGAATCGCGGCTCGTCCAGCTGGGCGACCATGTCGGGGCGAACCTCCGGCAGAAGCAGGAGATCAGGATTTACCAGCAGGGCGAGGTGTGGTTCGCCGAGATCGACGCGCTGGATATGTCGCTCGCCCGCGTGTTCGCCATGTTCCAGCAGCAGAAGGTCCGCGCGGCGAGCGCGGTATTGATGTGCAAGGGCAAGCGGGTCGCACTGCTGGACCTGCAGTAACTCAACGTGTTGGAAGGAGAAGGCGAATGAATGACGCCGCGATGATGCTGCGCATTGCCCTGCAGGTGGTGCTCGACCAGATCGACTACACGCAGGGCGCGTGCACACCGACCGAGATGGTGGGGGCCTGCCTGCCCAGGGAGGTGCTGGAGATGGCGCATGAGGTGCTGGAGAACACGAAGGAGCAGTCATGAAACAGGAGCATCCGATCGACACGGTCAGCTTCGGCAGTGGCCAGTACCTCGCGGTGTACACCACGGGTGGCCACCGGCTGGCCGGTTATGAAGCCTGCCCGCCGGGCTGGGAAGGCAAGATCCTGCGGCTGGCCGAGGATCAGAGCAACCCGGAGGGTGGCCGCTGCATCAACGTTGACGTGAGCGCGATCGTCGCGATCGAGTTCATACCGGAGCATGAATGGCCATTGACCGCTACATCCTGATCGGGCACGAGGTCGTCCCGTTCGACATAGGCGAGCCGGGCGACCCGGACTACGGGGACAAGCTGGTCGCCTGGGCCAAGGCGTTCGAGGAGACTGACCGGCGGGTAGCCTTCACGACGGTCGGCGTGGTGGACGTGTCGACCGTCTTTCTCGGGCTGGATCACGCATGGTTCGGCGGCGCGCCGCAGATCTTCGAGACGATGGTGTTCATCGACCACGAGAGCGTCGAGTGCGAGCGCTGCGCGACGTGGGCGCAGGCCGAGGCCCAGCACCAGGCGGTCGTCGACGCGGTGACGCCGCTGGTGAATCAGGCCGGACAGATTACACGCAGTACCCTGCGGGCGGTGTTCGCCCGTGGGCAACAACAGGAGGACAAAGGTAATGACGCAGCTGGACAACAACCCGAACACGACTGACCTGATTACGCCGGAGCAGCCCTATGAGGTGGCGAAGCTGCTCGACGGCCTGCCGGGCATGATCGGCGCGATCGACCAGGCCGTGATCGACACCACCGGCAAGCGGCTGCCGTTCGTGCTGCTCGTGTTTCCCGAGAAGGGCGCGGTGCACGCAACGAACATCCACCCGGCCAGCGAAGCCGTCAATGCGGTGAAGCAGCTCGCGGCGCAGTGGGAAGCAGCGGAGGCGTAATGGGCAACATGAACACCTACAGGTTCTTCAAGGGGGACGCGGCGGAGGTCGCCACGTTCCTCGCGAGCCTGCCCAGTGGCACCTCGGTGCGGATGGACGCGCCCTCCGAGAGCAAGGCGACTTGGCAGCACGTCGGCTACGCGCGACACTTCCCCGCGCAGTCACTCGTGGTGCTGGAGGCACGTGTGTAATGGATCTCTGGACAGTCGACTACGAAAGTTTTTATGGGGACGGGTACACGCTGTCTTCGATGACGACGGAGGCGTACGTCCGCGACCCGAGGTTCGAGACCATCATGGTCGGCCTGAAGCTGAACAAGGAGAAGTCCTACTGGGTGCCGGGGCCGGAGGTGGGCAAGCACCTGAAGTCCCTGCGTCTGGAACGGTGCGCCGTGCTGTGCCACCACACCCATTTTGACGGCCTAATTACTTCGTACCACTACGCAATCCGCCCGAAGGTGTGGTTCGACACGATGGGCATGGCGCGGGCGCTGCACGGCGCTAACGGGCGGCTCTCGCTGGACAAGCTGGCCGAGCGCTACGGCATCGGCAAGAAGGGCGACGAGGTCATGAAGGTGCGCAACATGCACTTCGCCGACTTCACGCCCGACGCGTTGGCCCGCTACGGTGGCTACTGCTGCAACGACGTGGACCTGACGTACGAGCTGTTCCTGCGCATGCAGCCGCGTTTCAGCCGCTACGAGCTGGAGCTGAACGACAGCGTGATCCGCATGTTCACGGAGCCGGAGATCGTGCTGAACGTGCCGCTGCTCCAGGGATATGTCGAGGAGTTGCAGGTCGAGAAGCAGCGGCTCATGCTGGAGGCCGGGGTGACGCTCGATGACCTGATGAGCAACGACAGGTTCGCCGAGGCGCTGCGGTATCTCGGGGTCGAGCCGCCGATGAAGATCTCGCCGTCGTGGCTGAAGAAGTCGCCCGGCGAACGCGACCCCGAGCCGGTCATGGTGTATGCGTTTGCCAAGACCGACGAGGCCATGCAGGAGCTGCAGGAGCACGAGGACGAGCGCGTGCAGCTCCTCGTCGAGGCCAGGTTGAAGAACAAGACCACGATCGCGCAGAAGGGGGCCGAGCGGATGATCGCGATGGCCGGGCGCGGGCGGGCCACGGTCTACCTGAAGTACTCGGGGGCGAGCGGCACGCACCGGCTGTCGGCGGGCGACAAGATCAACTGGCAGGCGCTCAAGCGGGGCAGCAAGCTGCGCGAGGCGTTCGAGGCACCCGAGGGCCATGTCGTGCTCGCGGGCGACTCCTCGAACATCGAGGCGCGGCTGCTCGACTGGCTGGCCGGGCAGGAGGACATGGTCGAGGCGTACCGCGCGTACGACCGTGGCGAGGGGCCGGACATCTACTGCGTGATGGCGGAGAAGATCTATCACCGCCCGATCGTGAAGAAGGCCGACCCGGACGCCAGGCAAATGGGGAAAAGGGTCAAATTGGCATTCGGTTTTGGGCAGGGTGCCCCTACGTTCCGCGACTCGGTGCGCCGGGAAGCGAAGGAAAAGGTCAAGGATGCCGAGGGCAATGTCATCCTCAATGAGGACGGCACCCCAAAAGAGCGCCCGCTCGTGCTGGAGATCGGCCTGTGCCAGGAGGTGTGCGACATCTACCGCGCGTCACACCAGGAGGTTCAGAAGCTGTGGAATCGCTGCACGCAGGCGCTGTTCTGCATCGCGCGGGGCGAGGAGGGTGTGGCCGTGGATTACCGGGGCATCGTGCGCACCTGCAAGGACGGGCTGCAGCTGCCCGGCGGGTTGCAGATCCTCTACCCCGAACTGAAGCGCGCGAAGGACGAGCAGACCGGCTACATGGAGTGGACCTTCTGGAATGGTAAGCACCGCGAAAAGCTGTACGGTTCCAAGGTGACGGAAAACATCATCCAGGCCCTTGCGAGGCTCGTGGTGATGGAGCAGTGCATGGCCCTGAAGAAGGCCGCTGACGGGCTGGCGAAGTGGGTGCATTCGGTACATGACGAGGGGGTGTTCGTGGTGCCGCTGTTTGAGGCACCGTATGTCAGGGAGCTGCTGGTGGAGAAGATGCGCACGGCACCGTCGTGGGCACCGGACCTGCCTCTGAATTGCGAGGTCGGATTCCACCGGAGCTACGGGAAAATGGTGAAGCACTGATTTGTCTAGTGAGGGTAAATCATGACGGGTAAATTGATAAGGAATCCTGGCGAGCTCGATACGGTCGCCGTTATACTCAAACGCCTTTATGACAAGCACAAAGCGCTGATGGCCACGGGGGTCGACGCCGAAGGGAAACCGTTCACGCAGCGGTCCTTTGCGGTGATGAACCTCGCCCGCGCGGCGCTTGCGACACGGGGCATCAAGGTCTGACAAGGCCGTTTTTTTCGACAATGATATTAAGGAGTTCATACTATGTCTGAGGTTCAGGATACCGGAGTAATCGAGCAGAACGCCGCGCCGAGCAGCACCGAACCGGCGGCAGGTGACGTGGGAAACGTCGAGGCGGGAGCGGAGGCTACGTCGCCGTCGACTCCCGTGGAAACGTCGGATGGTTCCTCGTCGGCACCGTCCATCGCTTCTAACCACCCTGCCGAGTCGCTGCTTGCGCGCATCGAGGAAATGACGCTCTTTTGGGGCGGCGAGGTGATGACTGAGATCCGCAATCTCGTTGGTTCTATCCGCAACCTGCTGTAAGTCCGGCCATCGTGCGGGGGTGACAGATGGCGATGTACCTCGTATCCACCAAGGCCCCCGGGCTGCGGTTCAAGGTGCTGAAGCGCGAGAAGATCGATGAAGCCTCGGCGCGGGCGACGCTGCTCGGTGACACGGGCACGCCGTTCGTGCGGGTCATCAACGGCGAGGTGCTGGAGAAGTATGGCTACCGCGTCGAGAAGGTGGCCGAGGCCGCATGAAGCTGTACCTGGTCGGCAAGTCGAAGGCGACCGTGTTTGAAGTGCTGAAGTACGACCCTGCGACGCACCGTGCGGTGCTCCGTGGGGTCGACGGCACGCACGTCGATGGGAACTTCCATCCGTACATGGTCAGGCGTGTGTACGCGATGGTGCACGAAGAACCGGAGAGCCTGAAGGGGAAGTGAGATGCCTAGCGCACCTGGATACAAGCGTGACTACCAGCAGGAGGCCCGCACGGCGAAGGCGCGTGGTGATGGCCCGCGTCACGCGGCCCGTGAGCGTGCCCGCCGCGAGGCCGTGCAGCTCGGCATGGTCAAGCCGCACGACGGCCAGGAAATCGACCACAAGCAGCCGCTCATCAAGGGCGGTGCCGGGACGGACCCGAAGAACCTGCGCGTGGAGACGCCGCACGAGAACCGGAGCTTCCCGCGCAAGCCGGACGGGGGGATGAAGTGAAGCCGAACGCATGGAGTCATTCGGCGCTGGCATCGTTTCAGCAGTGCCCGCGCCAGTTCTCCGAGGTGAAGATCCTCAAGCACTACACCGAGGAGAAGAACGACGCCGCCCGCTGGGGCGACGAGGTGCACAAGGCGCTGGAGTGGCGCATCGGTTCCGGGGTGCCGCTGCCCGCGAACATGGCGCTCTACGAGCCGTACGCGCTGCAGTTCATCGAGCGCCCCGGCAGGACGTTCGCCGAGCGCAAGTACGCGCTGTCGAAGTCGCTCGCACCGTGTGACTTCTTCGCCAAGGATGTGTGGTGCCGGGGGATCATCGACGTGCTGACACTCGAGGGCAACGCGGCGCATGTGGATGACCACAAGACGGGCAAGAACCGCAAAAAGGATTTTCAGCAGCTTGTAGTATTCGCACTCCTGACGTTCTACCACCACCCCGAGGTGCAGGTGGTGCACACGGCGTTTCACTGGCTGCAGTTCGGCTTCGGTGAGGACGCCAAGGACCGCGAGACGTTCACGCGCGGCCAGGTGCCGGCGCTGTGGGAGATGCTGGTGCCGAAGCTGCAGGACTACATGGCGTCGTTCAAGCGCGGGATCTTCCCGCCGAAGCCGAGCGGCCTGTGCCGCAAGCACTGCCCGGTGACGAGCTGCGAGTACCACGGCAGGGGTGGACGGTGAGGGAGTTGATGCGGGCGCTGCAGGGGGTCGTGGAGGCGCTGGTGTGCTTTTTCATCGTCATGGGGATCATAACGGCGGTGACGTATGTCGCCGACCAGATAGCGGGGCCGGTTAGATGGGCAGGACACCTGAAGGAAAGGTAAAGGACAAGGTCAAGGCGGTACTGAAGGAGTTCGGGCTGTATTACCACATGCCCGTGCTCAACGGAATGGGGGAGCCGACGCTGGACTTCCTGGCGTGCGGCGAAGGGTTGTTCATAAGCATCGAGACCAAGGCGGCAGGCAAGGTGCCGACGCCACGGCAGCAGATCACCATCGCGCAGATGCGCGCGGCGGGTGCGTTCGTCTTTGTCGTGTCATGCGACGAGGAGCTGGCCCGGCTGCGCGAGACGCTGGTGGCGCTGTTCCGTTTTCCGAAGTGAGTATGGCGACCTATTACAACGAGCACGATCCATTCGCAGCGCAGTGGCTGCGTAACCTGGTAGCCGCCGGGCACATCGCGCCCGGTGATGTGGATGAACGGAGTATTGAGGATGTCCGACCTGATGACGTGCGGGGCTACACCCAGTGCCACTGGTTCGCAGGCATCGGCGTGTGGAGCTACGCCCTGCGCCGCGCCGGTTGGCCAGATGACCGGCCTGCGTGGACCGGCTCCTGCCCATGTCAGCCTTTCTCCTCGGCTGGCAAAGGACGCTGGGTTTGATGACCCCCGGCACCTCTGGCCCGCGTGGCAGTGGCTCATTGGAGAGCTTCGGCCTGCAGTTGTGCTTGGTGAGCAGGTTGCAAGCCATCACGCGGAACCGTGGCTCGACCTTGTTTCGGCTGCAATGGAAGAACTGGGTTACGCCTGGGCAGCGGTTGCTCTCCCGGCTGCGGGCGTCGGTGCTCCCCACATCCGCGACAGGTCATGGTTCGTGGCCCACACCAACGACCCGCGACTACAAGGACGGCAGCGAGTGCCCGAACGTGGCGCTGAACGGGCTGCTCGGCAGGGTGGTGTGGTTCACCAGTTGGCCCACGCCGCAGACCTCGGACATGACGGGTGGAGGACAGGCCAAGCGCGCGATGGGCGCGACGCGTCACGGCTCGAACCTGAACGATTTCGCGCTGCTGGCCCTGACGGAAGCACCGGCCCGGTTCACGGTTTCTGGCGTGATGCTGACTGGATCTTCTGCCGGGATCACAAATGGCGGGCAGTTGAACCCGGCACACAGCCGCTGGCTCATGGCGCTGCCGCACGCGTGGGACGCCTGCGCGCCTACGGCAATGCCCTCTGTGCCGAAGCAGCGGAAGCGTTCATCCGCGCCGCAAGAGATGCAATTGACGGAGTAACGTCATGATCATTCACAAACCTAGCAAGTCGATCGTACTGAAGGTCAGGCCGAGGACGCTGGCCACGCTGCAGGAGATCTTCCCGCATCACCACAAGCTGCTCGACTACGCGGGGCACAACCTCGCGCTGCCGCACAACCTGCAGGTGGTCCGCGTGCTGAAGAACCTCGGCATCAACGCGCCGAGCCCGATCCGTTACTACTACGGGTGGCCCCGGCCTGCGCGCTTCGAGAAGGTGTTCGCGCACCAGTACGACACGGCGGACTTCCTCACGTTGCACAGCAAGTGTTTCGTCCTGAACGAGATGGGCACCAGCAAGACGGCCAGCACGCTGTGGGCGGCGGACTACCTGATGTCGGTCGGCAAGGTGACGCGCATCCTGATCGTCTCGCCGCTGTCGACGCTCAAGCCCGTGTGGCTCGATGAGATCTTCAGCGTGTGCATGCACCGCACGGCCCTCGTGCTGCACGGCACGGCGGAGAAGCGGCGCGATCTGCTCGCGCGGCAGGTGGATATGTACATCATCAACCACGCGGGCCTGAAGGTGCTGAAGAAGGACATCATCGCCCGCAGGGACATCGACCTCGTCATCGTCGACGAGGCGAGCGTGTATCGCAACGCCCAGACGGACCAGTACGAGGTGCTGGAGGAGGTGGCCAGGGGCCGCATGCTGTGGCTGCTCACGGGTGCGCCGTGCCCCAATGCCCCGACCGATGCGTGGGCACTGGCAAGGCTCGTCGACCCGTCCCGCGTGCCGGAATACTTCTCGCAGTTCGAGCGCGCGACGATGAACAAGGTCTCGACGTACAAGTGGGTGCCGAAGCCCGGCTCGCACGAGATGGCGTACCAGGCGCTGCAGCCCGCGATCCGGTTCCGCAAGCAGGACTGCCTGCAGCTGCCGCCCGTGACGTACCTGAACCGCGAGTGCGAGCTGTCGAAGGAGCAGACCATCGCCTACATGGACATGAAGCAGCACCTCGTGGCCGAGGCGGCGCATCACCAGATCACGGCGGCCAACGCTGCCGACAAGATCGGCAAGCTGCGGCAGATCCTCTGCGGCGCGGTCAAGGACGGCGCGGGCAACTACGTGACGATCGACCATGCGCCGCGCTTCAAGGTGCTCACCGAGCTGATCGAGCAGGCCGCCGCGAAGGTGCTGATCATCGTGCCGTTCAAGGGCATCACGCAGTCGCTGACGAAGGAGCTGCAGGCGTGGCACGTGCAGCGCGGGGACGGCAGGCGCGTGGAGCTGGTCAACGGTGACGTGACGCCGACGAAGCGGAACATGATCTTCCAGGACTTCAGGGATGACCCGAACCTGACGGAGCTGGTGTGCCACCCGAAGGTCATGGCGCACGGCCTCACGCTCACGCAGGCCGACATGCTGATCTTCTACGCACCGATCTATTCGAATGATGAGAGCGGGCAGGTGATGGACCGGATCAACCGGCCCGGACAGACCCGCAAGATGACCATCGCGCGCATCGTGGCGAACCCGCTGGAGCAGGGCATCTATGCGATGGTCGAGAACCGGGCGCTGACGCAGGCGTCCATGCTGGAGCTGTACCGCAAGGAACTGCAGCTGGAGCTGGAGCTGCAGTAAAAGCGTGTCGAGTTGCATGTTGGCGAGTTGCAAACGATCAGGAATCCGATCAGGATAGTTACACCTGTTGTGACGGGAGATTGGTATGAACACCACTGAGCAGGAAAGGTTTGAAGCCTTCCTCGCGAGCATCGCTGCGATGCCCGTGGAGAAGAAGGTGAAGCTGTACGTGAAGACCCGCGAGGCGAAGTCCCAAGGCCAGAAGGCGTGGGATGTGCAGGAGGCGCAGTACAAGCGCCTGATGGAGCACATCGAGCACATGCTGCTGAAGGACGCCGACGAGAAGGGCGTGCTCGGTTTCAAGACGGAGTACGGCACGACCTACACCGACGAGACGGTGAAGCTGTCGATTGCCGATGACACGGCGTTCGAGGCGTTCCTGCGCACGCAGGAGCACCCGTTCCTGTTCTTCGAGCGGCGCATCGCGGTGGGCCACGTCAAAAACTACATGACGGCGACTGAGGGCGTCCTGCCCCCGGGCCTGAATGCGTTCCGCGAGCGTGTCATGCGGATCAGGAAAGCGACGGAGAAGTGAACACAACAATGGAAAACGCAACAGACGCAATGGTTGATCTGGAGACGCTGGGGACGCAGCCGTACGCGCCCCTGCTCTCGATCGGCGCGGTGGCCTTCACGTTCGATGATGAACCCATCCTCGATGTTTTTTATCAGCCGATTACTTTGGAGTCCTGTCTTGAGCTGGGCATGCGCGCGGACGCAGGCGCGATCGAGTTCTGGATGGAGCAGTCGCAGGAAGCCAGAGAGGTCTTCAGGACCGGGGGCCGGGTCAAGCTGCCGAACGCGCTGGATGCGTTCACGGACTGGTGGGGTTCCCGTCCGATGTACCTGTGGGGTAACTCGGCGCGCTTTGACTGCGGCTTGCTGGAGGCTGCGTACAAGGCGTGCCGCAAGGAGATCCCGTGGGAGTGGTGGAAGGAGCGCTGCTACCGGACGGTCAAGGGACTGCCGGGTGCTGGGCTGAAGCTGGTCCGCCACGGCACGCATCACAACGCGCTGGACGATGCGCTGTCGCAGGCGCTGCATCTGCGCGAGCTGTACAAGAAGCTGGGTTTCAAACATGAACTTAACGAGGTACTGAAATGAGCAATCTGATTCCGTTTGACGGCAGCGCAAAGCTGCCCGCCCACCTGGCCGGTGGCCTCGGCGACGATGGCAACATCGCCCCGCGCAACTCCATCAACATGCTCACGGGCCGTGGCAAGGAGTTCCGCGTCGTGATCGATGGCGAGGAGAAGCTGATGACCAAGCTGGACAAGGACACGGGCATGCGCGTGTCGGTCCAGGTCATCAACCTGGTGGTGCTCGACCAGAACAAGGGCCGCAGCCGTGCGTTCTACGGCGACTACGAGAAGGGCGCGAACAAGCCGCCGATCTGTGCATCGATGGACGGCGTGAAGCCCGACGCGTGGATCAAGGAGCCGGTGTGCACGACGTGCGCCGCGTGCCCGAACGCGGTCAAGGGTTCGAAGATGACCGACAACGGCAAGGCCACCACGCTGTGCCAGCCGAACAAGCGCGTCGCGGTCGTGCCCTCGGGCAAGCTGATCGAGACGCACCCGCCGCTGCTCATGAAGCTCGCGCAGACTTCGGTGTGGGACAAGGACAACAAGGCCAACGAAGCGGACGGCTGGTACGCCTGGGACCAGTACGTCGACATGCTGCGCTCGCGCGGTGCGAAGCACACGGCACAGGTCGAGACGATGGTGCGCTTTGACTCGACCGAGTACCCGAAGCTGCTGTTCAAGGCGAGCCGCTGGCTCGATGAAGGCGAGTGGGCAGCCGTCACGCGCGTGCACGCCGACAAGGCCGAGGAGATCAAGAAGATCCTGTTCGGTGCGCCGGGTGCGAACGATGGTGTCGCGGGTGAGCCGGGTGTGTCGCACGAGGGCGTCGAGGCGGCGGACCCGGGCGCGGCCCAGGAAGCGGCGGCAGCGGCTGCAGCGGCCAAGGCGGTCGAGGAAGCAGCGGCAGCGGCCAAGGCCGAGCAGGAAGCGGCAGCGGGGAAGAAGGCGGCTGCGGCGGCGAAGAAGGCGGCAGCGAAGAAGGCTGCGGAGGAAGCGGCGGCGCTCGCGGCGGCGGCGGCAGCGGCAGCTGCGGCAGCCGAGGCGGATGATGACGATGACGCATGGGGCGCGGCAGAAGCTGCAGCTCCGGCTCCCGCACCGGCCCCGACGCCCGCGCCGGCAGCGGCCAAGCCTGCCCGGACGAAGAAGGAAACGGCAGCAGCTGCGGCACCCGCTGCGGCCCCGGCATCGCCTGCCGTGGTCGAGGAGGATGGTTCGGTAGCAGGTGGCGGCCTGTCGGCCCTGCTCGATGAGTGGGACGACGCAGAGTAAGATCGCCGGGGCACCTCCCACGGGGTGCCCCATCCCTTCAGGAGTTCAAACCATGACACGCATTCTTACAACCGCACGGCGGGCGCAGATCGACGCCGCCCGTGCGGCGGACCCCGAAGCGCTGGGGCCGAAGATCGCGGGCTTCGTCACTGACGGCAATGTGCCCGTCGGCATCATCGCGACCATGCTGGCCGTCTCCGAGGTGACGATATATCGCTGGATGTACGGTGATGCGAGCCCGCGCGATGCAGACAAGGTCCGGAAGATCAAGCGGCTCATCACGGTCCTGAACAAGGCCCAGCGTGCGGGCGACCTGCCGCTCAGTGGCACCGTGCCCGAGCGCATGAAGCGCACCGAGTTTCTGATCCGCCAGTACAAGCCGCAGCCGAAAGCAACCACCTAGCCCACCGGGGTATCCATGACGACGCGGGATTTTCTCGAATCGATCCTGGCCCCTGCGGGGGTCATTTTTGTCGCCACGCCCGGCGACAGGGGCTGGTACAACGCGGCGCACGCCACGGTCGAGGGGGCCGTCGAACACATCAACCAGCTCACCTTCGAGGGCAAGCCTGCGTACTTCGCACCGGCCACCTTCGAGAAGGCGAGCTACATCGACGAGCAGACCGGCAGGCGGCGCTCGCGCACGCAGGCCAACGCGCAGTTCATGCGCAGCTTCTTTCTGGACCTCGACGTGGGGCCGGGGGAGCTGAAGTTCGAATCGAAGGCCGACGCGCTCAAGGCGCTGAAGGCGTTCACGAAGAAGCTCGACCTGCCGAAGCCGACCGTGGTCGACTCGGGTGGGGGTATCCACGTGTACTGGCCGCTCGCGCTCGCAGTGCCGGTAAGCGCATGGCGACCTGTCGCCGACCAGCTGAAGGCCGCGTGCGTTGCCGAGCAGTTCCGCTGCGACATGGCGGTGCCCGCCGATCAGGCGCGGGTGCTGCGCGCCCCGGGCAGCTACAACGTGCGGCGCAACGCGCCCGTGCAGGTGCTGCATCTTTCGGTGCCCGTATCGTTCACCGACTTTTCCGGGCGGATGGCCACCTACGCGGGCCGCCACGGGGCTGCGCTGGTCCCGGTGGCCACACAAGGGCGTCCTCCGGCGGGCCTGCTGGCGGGGCTGGATGGCAACCTCGGCGAGGCGCACAACTTCGACCGGATCGCCTTTCACTGCGCGCAGATCGGCGTGCAGGTGGGCAGGCGCGGCAACGGCACGAGCGAGCCGCTGTGGCGCGCGGCGCTGGGCGTCGTGAAGTTCTGCGAGAACCAGATGCTCGCGGGCCGGGCCGTGTCCGACCAGCACCCGGATTTCACGGTCGACGCGATGCTGGCGAAGATCGGCAACTGGCAGGCTGGTCCGACCCGCTGCGACCATTTTCACGGCCTCAATAGTTCGGTGTGCGAAGGGTGCCCACACTGGGGCAAGATCACGTCGCCCGCCGTGCTGGGCCGGCACGTCGAGAGTGCACCGGCTCCGCAGGTGGAGGTGGCAGCACCCACCCCGATTGGGGACGAGGCCGCAGCCGAGCCGCAGACCGTTGAGCTGCCCGAGCCGCCCGTCCCCTACACGCGCCGCAAGTCCGATGGCGCGGTCGTGATCGAGACTGAGATCGACGACAGGCCGGTGCAGCTGGTGGTGTGCGCGTACGACCTGTACCCGCTCGCGATCCGCGCGCAGCGGCAGACCGAGCTGGTCGACGAGCGCAGCATGTGGCGTGCGGTCCTGCCGCTCGTGAAGGGGGCACCGCCCGAGCCGCGCGACTTCGAGGTGCCGATCGGGATGCTGCCGGACAGCAAGGCGCTGGGCAAGCTGCTGTGTTCCAAGGGCGTCATCCTCGACGGCGAACAGATCAAACTCACCCAAAAATATATGACCGCGTACCTGCAGAAACTCGCCCGCGAGGCCGGGCGCGACCGGCTCTATGAACGCCTGGGCTGGCATGACGAATACCAGGCGTTCGTGCTGGCCGACCGGGTGCTGCACGCCGACCGCACGAGCACCGCGCACGCGGGCAGCGACGGCATCCGCAACGTCACGAAGAACGGCCTGAAGCCGAACGGCACGCTCTCGGGCTGGAAGGCGGCGATGCGCTTCTACGCGCGCCCCGGCTACGAGGGCTCGCGCATGTTCATCTACGAGGCGTTCGCCAGCATCATCTATCACATGAACGAGACGGGGAACAAGGGCGTGCTGTTCTGCGCGAGCGGCGCGTCGGGCCGGGGCAAGACGACCACGTTCAAGGCGATGTCCTCGGCGTGGGGCCACCCCGAATCGCTGATTACCAACGGCAACCGCGAGGGGGCCACCACCAACGCGCTGTACTCGACCCTCGGCACGCTGCACTCGCTGCCGTTCCTGCTCGATGACGTGACCGAGCGCGATAACGAGGAGCTGCGCAAGTTCCTGCTGAACTACTCGCAGGGCGAGGGCAAGCGCCGCCTGCTGCAGGATGGCTCGATGTCGGCACGCTTCGACCAGTGGGCCAACCTCGGCGCGATCACGACCAACGCTGACACCATCTCCGCGATGATGTCGACCGGCAAGGATCTGGACCCGCACATGATGCGTCTCATCTCGGTGCACTTCAGCCTGCCCGATACGGGCGTGGAAGCGAAGCTCGCCGCCGATGCGTTCATGCGCTCGCTCAATGAACACCATGGTCACGCCGGGCCGATTTTTGCCGCCTACGTCGTTCAGAACTACGAAGCAGTGAAGCGACGCTACATCGCCAACATCGCGAAGATCGAGCGCATGCTGGCCAGCACGAACGCCAGTGCCGAGCGCTTCTGGTCCGGCGCGGTCGCCGCCTGCTACACGGCAGCCGAGATCATCTGCAACGAGCTGAAGCTGCTGGACTACCCGTACGAGGCTGACCTGCAGTGGATGACGGGGCTGCTGGTGAGCCAGCGCGTGACCATCCGCGAGACGGCCACGACGCCGCTGGAGCTGCTGTCGCAGTTCCTCGACGACCACCTGCGCAACACGCTGATCATGTCGGTCAAGTCGGCCAACCTCGACAACGTCGTGCAGAAGCCGTTCGCCGAGCTGCAGATCCGCCGCGAGACGGACACCAGCACGATCTACGTGGCGCGCACCGCGATCATCGCGTACTGCTCCGAGAACCGCGCGCCGTTTCGCACGATCGAGAAGGCGCTGCTCGATGCGGGCGTGCTCGTGCAGCACAACGCACAAAAGACGCTGGGGGCCGACACGCCCTACAGCAACGGCCAGATCCGCTGCTGGAAGATCGACGCGGGCAAGCTGGACGCATTGCAGCAGCAGGGCACCACTGCTGTTTCCAAGACCGTGCCTGTGACGGGCACGACAACGATGCACTGACAAGGGGGACACCATGAGCAGTATCGAATCGACTCTGAAAGAACGCGGCGCACGCTACGGCGCATTCCACGAGCACGCCAAGATCGCACAGGCGCTCAAGGATGCGATGTGGCACACGGACGGCTGGACCCGCCTCGCGGCAGACCAGAAGCAGGCGCTGGAAGTTATTGCGGACAAGGTGGCCAGGGTGCTCAACGGCGACCCGACGTACCACGACAACTGGCACGACATCGTGGGCTACGCGAAGCTGGTCGCCGACCGGCTCCAGCCTGCCGCCGTGAAGGCGGTCGAGACCGCGCAGGACAAGTTGAGTGCCGAGGCGGTGGCGCGGCGCTTCTATGAGAAGGATGCGCAGCAGGTCGCGACGAAGCGCCCGACGAGCGGCGAGCACGGCCCGTCGTGGGACGAGATCCTGGCGGCGACCAATGTGAACGTGCGCATGAACCCATGTGCACCGCACGCAGGCAAAGAGTTCGTGTAAGCGCATAGGGGAGCCACCATGTTTGTGACGACGTTCATCAATCTGTTTATCCGCGTGCTGTTCATGTCGATGTTCTCTTTCGGAGGTGCGTATGGGTCGCAAGCGTCAGGACGGCAACAAAGCGAAGCTGCAGCTGCGTACGCAGCTTGAGCACGTTCAGTTGTCCGAACTGAAAGAGGGCGACGCCGACTGGTGGACCCCTTGCCAATGCTGCGATGAGATCCCTACCGTGCATCCGACCCGCCTGTGCGGGCCGTGCGCGTTCGGTGACCCTCACCTGGCGGGCGGCAACTGGTAACGGAAGGAGACGGGGATGAATAACCGGATGCGGCTGCTGGTCGGGTTCGTGCGGGAGGCGGGCCTGATCCTGGTGAACCACTACCAGAAGCCGAACAAGTACTGCGTCGACGTGCAGGCCGAGAACGGTGCCGCGCGCACCTTCTGGCTCTCGATCAAGGAGAGCGACCTGCGCGGCGACGTGAATGAACGGGCAGCGATTCGGCGCTTCGCGCGCCAGAACGCAATCGAAGTTGTAGTGACGGAGGAAGTGATGGCAACGAAGAAGGACGTGAAAGCAGAGGGCGCACTGGACCAGCTGACGCCCGCCGAGTTCTACAAGTTGTGCGAATGGACCAAGGCGGCCAACTGGGCAGGCATCGCGAACATCGAGGCGGCGGCGACGCTGGCCAGCACGCACGTGAAGCAGGCCGTGAGCGAGACGGTCCTGCGCGAGGCGATGGCGGCCACGGAGACGGCGGAGCCCGAGCACTGGACGGTGCTGCCCGAACCGCACGTCGTGGTGGCCCGTGAGCTGGACTCGCTCATGAAGCTGCTCGGTCACGAGCGCTCGCGCCTGTTCGCCCGGATGATGGAGCTGCTGTAATGAACACGGTGTTTCTGCTGATGGCGCAGTATGGCGCGCGGGCCGTGATCCCGATCGACGAGGTGCGGCAGGCGTACTTCAGCCACCTGGAACTGGACAAGCTGCTGCGGAAGATCGCACTTGGCGACATTGCACTGCCCCTGCTGCGGATCGAAAAGAGCGCGAAGTCGGCCAAGGGGGTGTACGTGCAGGACCTGGCCGACTACATCGACAGGCAGCGCGAGGCTGCCCGCAAGGAGTGCGCTCAGCTCACTGGCGTGATCTGAGGCGCGACGCGGTCCAGCCACTCCCATCCCGCCCACACGTCACCCACCTGCCGCACGTGGGTGTAACGCTTCAGGGTATTCCAGCTGCGGTGGCCGGAGATACTGGCTACCCGCTGGATCGTCCAGCCCATCTCTGACAGACGACTTGCGCCCTCGTGGCGCAGGTCGTTCATCACCAGATCCTCAATCCCGAGCACGGCAGCGGCGTTCGTGAATGCGAGGCTCGCCGACTTCGGCGCGTACGGGAAGATCCGCTCCTCGCCGTCGACGCGCGGCTGCGCCAGAATCACGCGCAGCGCCTCGGGCGTCAGGTAACACCACGTGTCGTTACCGACCTTCTCCTCCGGGTGCTTCAGGTCGCGCACCAGCACGCGCTCCCCGGCCACGTCGAGATCACGCCACTGGATCCGGCAGATCTCACTACACCGACGCAGCGAGTACATGGTCATCAGGCAGACCGAGGTCATCGGCACGGTATCGTCGCGCGTGCTTTTCGAGCGGCTGAAATAGTCCATCAGCCGGTTCATCTCGTCGCGGGTCGGTCGCCGGTCGCGCTGGAGCGAGCGGGCCGTGACCCCGGTTTTCCGTAGCACGATGCGCGCATCGGCCATGCCGCGCTCGTCGAGCGGGTAGCCCCACATGGGCCGGGTCACGTTCACGACCGCCGCGAGGTGTGAAAGGTAGTTGTCAGCCGTGGACGGACTGACGTTCCAGGATTTCACGAAGCGGCAGATCGCCGGGCTGTCGACCTGCGAGCAGCGCAGCTTCGCGAAGTGCGTCTCCTTGATCATCAGCAGCACGTTGCGCTTCGACGTGCCCATGCGTTTCGTCTCGCGCAGGTACTGGTCGACCACGTCCTTCAGCGGCGGATCTTCGGCAGTCGCCATCTTCAGGGTGCGCGGGTCGGCCAGTTCGGTCTCGCGCTTTTTCGCCCACGCCACGGCCACCGCCTTGCGGGCGAAGGTCTGCGTTTCCTGGTGGATCACCTTGCCGCCCTTACGGATGCGGACCTGCGCCTTGTATGATGTTGTACCATCCTTGCTTGTTCGTGCCGTTATCGCGCCCATTGCCTTCTCCTTGTGGTGCCACAGCCCGGCATTTTGGGTGCCAAGTGCCGCGCGGCACCCATTTTCGCACCACGGCACCCCCGAAACAAGGTCTCAGGCGGGAAGATAAGATATAACAGGACAACGAATTAATCGGCTGGAGTACCTTGATGGACGGCGGTTTGAAAGAAAACGCAATGAAATCAGTGGCACCCCGGGGAACAGGACAACCCATCATCGACAAGCCCTTGAGCAAATATCCGTATCCGATTCCAAGCCGCGAAGAAATCCTCGGCGTGCTCCGCACGAGTGAAACGCCGCTTGCAGCGAACGACATCGCCGAAGCACTGTCGATCAAGCGCCAGGAGCGCGAAGGGTTTTTCAAGCGCCTCGCCGCCATGGAGCGCGATGGCCAGATCCGACTCGATCAACGCGGGCATTATCAACTGACTCATCCGTCGAACTTCGTCGCAGGCCGCGTGCAGGGCCATCGCGACGGCTACGGCTTTCTGATCCGCGACGACGGCCAGGACGATCTGTTCCTGCCGACGGGCGAAATGCAGAAGGTCATGCACAACGACCGCGTGCTCGCGCGCATCGTCGGCTATGACCGGCGCGGGCGTCCTGAAGGCCATATCGTCGAGGTGACGGACCGCGCGAACAAGCGCGTGATCGGGCGCCTGCTGAACGAGAACGGCGCACTGATCGTCGCGCCCGAAGAGAAGCGCATCGGCCACGACATCCTGATCACCCAGAACACCAAGAAGGCGAAGGTCGGCCAGGTGGTGGTGGTCGAGCTGACGGATTTTCCGAGCCGCCATTCGCAGCCGCTCGGACGTGTGGTCGAAGTGCTCGGCGACATCGACGACCCCGGCATGGAAATCGAAATCGCCGTGCGCAAGTATGGTGTGCCGCACGAGTTCAGCCAGGCCGCGCTTGACGACGCCGCGAAGCTTCCGGACGAGGTGCGCCCCGTCGATATCAGGCATCGCGTCGATTTGCGCGACGTGCCGCTCGTCACGATCGATGGCGAGGACGCGCGCGACTTCGACGACGCCGTCTACTGCGAGCCCCTCAAGGTCGGGCGTGGCGACGGCTTCCGTCTGATCGTCGCGATCGCCGACGTGTCGCATTACGTGTTGCCCGACGGCGGACTCGATGTCGATGCGATCGAGCGCAGCACGTCGGTGTATTTCCCGCGCCGCGTGATTCCGATGCTGCCGGAGAAGCTGTCGAACGGCCTCTGTTCGCTCAATCCGAACGTGGACCGCTGCGTGCTGGTGTGCGACATGGTCATCACCGCGCGCGGCGAGATCAAGGCGTACCAGTTCTATCCGGGCGTGATGCATTCGGCCGCACGTCTCACGTACACGGAAGTCGCCGCGGTCCTGACCAACACGAAAGGCCCGGAAGCGACACGCCGCGCCGCATTGCTGCCGCAACTGCAGAATCTGTACGGCGTCTACAAGTCGCTGTTCGCCGCGCGCCAGAAGCGCGGCGCGATCGACTTCGACACGACGGAGACGTACATCGTATGCAACGCGCAGGGCAAGATCGAGCAGATCGTGCCGCGTCATCGCAACGACGCGCACAAGCTGATCGAGGAATGCATGCTGGCCGCGAACGTCTGCGCGGCCGACTTCATGAAGCGCAACAAGCACCCGGGCCTGTACCGCGTGCACGCGGGGCCGACGGCCGAGCGCCTCGAAAACCTGCGCACGTTCCTGCGCGGCATGGGCTTGACGCTCGGCGGCGGCGACACGCCGCACGCAAGCGATTACGCCGCGCTGATGGCGCACATCCGCGACCGTCCCGACGCGCAGATGCTGCAGACCATGCTGCTGCGCTCGATGCAGCAGGCCGTCTACAGCCCGGACAACATCGGCCACTTTGGTCTTGCGTACGAGGCGTACGCGCACTTCACGAGCCCGATCCGCCGCTATCCGGACCTGCTCACGCACCGCGCGATCTACGCGATCCTGCAAGGCCGCAAGTACGCGCCGCAGACGCCACATGGCGTCGAGCTGAACACGGCGCTCTCGCCGCGCGCCCGCGCATTGCAGGCGGAAGACGAAAAGCGCGGCGGCCGCGGACGCCCAAATACGGCGATCTGGGAAGAACTCGGGCTGCACTGCTCGGCGAACGAGCGCCGCGCCGATGAAGCATCGCGCGATGTCGAAGCGTGGCTCAAGTGCTACTTCATGCGCGACAAGCTCGGCGAAGAGTATGGCGGGATGGTGAGCGGCGTGACGTCGTTCGGCATCTTCGTGCAGCTCGATGCGCTCTTCATCGAAGGGCTCGTGCATGTGACGGAACTCGGCTCGGATTACTTCCAGTACGATGAGATCAAGAACGAACTGCGCGGCGAACGCACGGGCATTCGTTATCGCCTGTCGGATCGCGTGCGCGTGCAGGTGAGCCGCGTCGATCTCGATGCGCGCAAGATCGATTTCCGTCTCGTGCGCGACATGCCAGTGAAGTCGCAGGCGCATCGCGCAATATCGGCGGAGAAGGCAAGCGATCCCGGCGGTCCGCGCGTGCGCCCCATCGAACGCACGGTGCAGGTGGAAGGCGGCCGCCGCAAGAAGGCGGCACCCGCGCAGACAGCGGCCGTGAAGGAAGCGCGTGCGGCGCGCAAGGCAGCCTCGAAGAAACGCGCTTCGGCGAAAGCGTCGGCAAAGCCGGCGCGCAAGAAGCGTTGATTTTGCAGTAACGCCGCGCGCAGTTCATCCGCACGCGGCGCTCAATTACATCGGGCGCGCCTGGATCGTTTCGATCGGGCGCGCGCATTCAAAGGTTGTTTCAGTCATGTCACGTCTCAAGGTTCTTTACGGTTTTCACGCGGTGACGGCACGCTTGCGTCACGATTCATCGACGGTCGAAGA